TTGTCAGTTTTAATTTCTAAATTCTGACCATATTCATTACGAACAGAACATTCATCAGCGTAAATATCAAGAGCCGATGCTATAATTGGGTCTGTGTCCATTGAATCATAATCGGACAACAACTCCATTCTCGATGCTAAATATGGGCCGGCAATACCTCTACCAAATCCACTGCCACCGTACCCACTTTGACCGCCAAGCGGTTTGTGAGCTAGGTGTAATTTAGAGAATCTATCAATTAAAAAGTTTGTCTCAAGACCAGCAGATGACTGTAATCGTTGAGTATCAAATACTCTTAATTTTCTTCCACCGACATTACGTATAATAACGTCTGTAGAAAATAACTTGCCTAATCTGTTAAATAATGTTTTATCCGCCATAATTTCCTCTGCTGTTTAGTCGTTAATAAATAACCGCTTAAATATAAATATTAGAGTAACCACGTTAAATCCTCAGAACCACCCCGAACGGGCATTTTCCATGTAGATTTTTTCGGGTCGTGTCTCACCATAACTGGTGCTATCATATCTATATTTGCTATTGCTTTCCTCTGTATCTCTATACCCTCTTGTTTCAATCGTATTGCCGTATCTCTTACCCACAATCCTATACAATATGCCATGACCAAATCATCGTTATACCCAGGCATTGCTTCTGGTTTAGAACCATTATATATGAAAGTGAATAACTCGTCTATAAGACGTTTTGACCGTACTACTATTTCCTTTTCTCTGAAATATGTATCTAATTTTGAAATCAACAATGGTCTTGTTTTTGTTGTGGTAGAAAATCCCGCTACCAATTTTTGCTTTTTCTTCAAATCCACTCTCTTTGTTAGCTGTACATATGTGTCTATGACATTCAGGTTCGGTGTGGAATAAAATAAATTACTATATTTCTTATCTATTGCCACCTGTACAGCCGCCCATCCTATATTAGAATTTTCTATAACAAGCAGCGCATTATTATATTCCGTTGCTACACTCACACACAAATTTCCAAATTCTTTTGTTCCAAATTTTCCTTTATATTCTGCAACTTGTTCCAATGTCACCACATCTATGACATGAAGAGCAGAATAATCTCCAGCATCGCCTCTAGCCACGTCAGCTGACACTACATATGTTCTACTATAATCTGGATATTGCCATATCCAATAATTCTTATCTATTCCACGTTTTTCAATTGGTTCCATCACCATAGTTTCTTGATAAAACTGTAATATTTCTGGTGGAATTACATTATTACCAGATGTAATAAAATCGGCATCACATTCCTGTGCCGCCAATCTAATACCAAGATTTTCATCTTGCTTATCCCTCCATGATTGATCTCGCTCTGGATGAATGTTCCACTTCAATTTTGTTGCTATAAAATCATTAGTCTTTGCTTCTGCGCCAACCCATGTTTTATGAAAGAAGTTTCCAACCCCATTTGGAGTAGAAAGAACAATACAATCTCCACCAGTAGCCAGCGTCTGTTGTGCTGCCGCCCATATATCATCAATGTGTTCTACGAAACCAGCCTCATCAATAATTAACAAACTCAATGCTTCTGAACGACCAGCCTGTGGAGAACTTGATACGGCCTTAATCTGTGAACCATTCTTAAATCTTAATGATAATTTGTTATCTTCGACACAAGCATTTTTTAACCACGATGGTAAATTTTGGTGCATAATTCTAACTTTAGTTACTAGATTTCTTGCCACATCTTGTTTCGTAGCAATAACAAGAATATTCTTGTCCGAACCAAACATCATCATATGTAAAGCATATGCTGCGACCAGAGTTGAAATTCCAAGCTGACGAGATTTTAAAATAATATTATAACTATTGTTTATTAATTTATCTAAAGTAGTTGCCTGAAATGGATATAATACAAATGGCACTTTTCCACGTATAGGATGTTGAACAAAGCAATACTTAGACATAAAATGCACTTGGTCAGTAATACATTTGCTGTATTCTTCCTTGATTATATCTTTTATATTTTTTTGATCGGCCATTAAAATGGAAAGTAGAAAACTGCTATTCTTAACTTGTCCAGCCAGCTACTCTCATCCTCATACTTTAGTTTATCTGCAATTTTATAATCAACGCCGAACATCCACCTATTAGGCTTAATTCGTATTCCAGCTTCAAGATAATTTACATTCATAGCCAATCCGATACCAAAGTAATGATTTTCTTCTTTTCTATCCTCTACACCAGATAGTTTTCTAAGAGTATTATCATCAACTGTAGATATTCCCCTTAGAACTATACCAGGTGTCAATGAAGTTGTTCTTGTTTTCCACATCCCATCTACATCTTTAAATAACTCAGATACTACAGCAATATCATCAAATGTTATGTTGATTGCATAATCTGTAGCTACAGTATTTAAATTTAAAATTGTCTTACCTTCGTAGGATGCTATTCCCTGCTTTCCTTCAAATTCTACAATTGCCGAATCTCCAACCAAACTAAAATGCGCCTCCCCAGAGTCTTGTATAGTAGCGATTGCAATATCTAAATCAGTCTTTGTGGCTCTATATTTTCCCTCCCAAAAGTCTTTATCTTTCTCTAACTGACCATTCTTAGAATTTAAATTTCCTACAAATGCAGTCATTGTTTGAACTGAATCCCTAGCTTTGGTCAGACTATCTTCTAATGCCAAAGAGTTTTGTTCAACTATCTGCTTCTGAAATTTTAATTCTTGATTTTCACGATATAGATTATATCCATACATTCCTACCGCAGACAATAATATGCCCGCCAAAACAATCCATGTCACTTTACTTTTAAAAATACTTAATATTGCTATCATAATTTACTCGAATATTTCTGGGTTATCGTACCCGAATTCTTTAACAAGTTGACCCGCCACAGCGTTAGCCTCATCTTCGATTGGGCCTCCGATGTCTTGAACTGGGCCATTTATTTTCTTTTGTTCAAACTGACTTTTGTGTACCAACTCATGTGCTACACTTCTTAATACATCTCCAAGATGTCTATTCTCTGTAGATATCATACTTGTATCATTTTGTTCATCATGTTGAGCAAATGTTTTTAACCCATTTTCTTTTCTATTGCCTACAAGCGATATTTTTACAGGAGATTTTATATCTAATTTTTCAAAAACAAAATTAACGAATTTTTTTACAACGTCCAATCTTCCAGACATTGCTGCATCATCTGTCTCTACTAAAGATTCTGCCACCACCCCACCTATTGCCGCGTCATGTTGAGCAGAAACTGGAGAGTCAGATACATAAGGCATCTTACCTCTCTTTTTTCTATCCAAAGCATCTTTAGCTATTGGTGCTAATTTCATTTCATTTCCTTAAATTTTTGTATTACTTTTCCACCAAATGTTATACCTGTTGCCAATGCATACATCCATATAACACCCTCTGGTATATCTGACATTACTCCTTCTTTAATTGACAATACTGCCCATGTGACAAAAATTATCACATTAGCTAAAATTACTGAAAAAATAAATGCAAATCTGGTTGATGACCATGTATCTTCTGGGCCATGCTCTTGTAACATACCAGACATCTTTTTAAAGAAAGTTCCCATCTGTCTCTCCGTCTATTCATTGTGTACTTTTTCTCCAAAACTTTTTTCAAAATCATCATGCATCATTTTAAGGGTATCTATAGCCTTTTCCTTCTGTTCTACTACAGCTTCTTTATCTTGATGCCACTGTTCAAATTCTATACTCTTTAAATCCTCGTTAGCAACATTCAATATAGAAACTCCCTTATCAAGAGACTCTATGAATTCTGCAGTCTGCTGTTCCGCATCCTTTATATAAGATCTGATATTTTCTTTAATTTTATTTCTCTCATATTCTTTCCATTTGCCAGCTATCTTAATCTGTGTTTCAAATTCTGCTACACAATCCAAACACATATTATGTATTCTCATCATTTTCTTATCGGCTCTGCTCTTAGGAAATTTTTTACAATCTGGACAACAAGTTAATTTAGATGCGCCTAACACAGCATCTATTCTCATTCTATATCCATCTTTTTGTACCCACTCTTTCCCATCTTTGTCAGTCCACGTTTCACCGATTTCATGCTTTACTGGAGCCTTATCAGAATCTTTAACGTGCATACTGAATATTTTTTTATCAGTATAATTCTTAAAAAATCCATCAATTTTGCCTTGTACTTTTTCTGCTTCTGTTTTTCCCATAACTTATTTTCCTTTAAAACGTTGTTTGCTTTTTATCTATCATAAATTTTCCTGTAACTTTAACAGGTTCATTATATAGTCCCGGAATCACTATCCCCTCCTGTTCATTTACTACTCCAAGCTTGCTATCAAGATTTTTCAACAATTCTTCTCCTAACAACATAGTAGAATACATTGCTACAAACCCAAAAACAGCTAAATTTATAGAATCTTTTTCTATACTATTATAAATATTCTCTTTTTTATTCAAAATGACTTCAAATACCTTATCACTAAGCGCCGATGCCGATCTCCCATCGGCAAATTTAACGTTTTCTCTGTATTGCGGTATTTTAGTCATGTTTAAGTACGACTCCATTGTATTTGATTTAAGTCCATTTATGTCTATTGGTTGTGACAAAATTTTAGAAAAATTTGGATTGGAAGTCAGCGTAGCCGCCACATTTCCATACACTTGAAAATCGTGTTTATTTGCAATTTCATTCAATTTATCTACCAATGATTGAAATGCCGCTTTATCGTAATTTACCTGTGTTTTTACTCTTGTACGTACAGATTTATCTTTCTGCGTGATCAACATAATATTATGCAAAGCCAGAAAATTATTTTCATATTTTTTAACGTTAATATTCTTAGTAACATATTCCATATTTAACAATAAATTAGGATTTTTTGCCATTCCAAGTTTAGTTAATTCTGGTAAAATATATTTTATATTACTATTCAAAATTGACAGCACTTTTTCTCCTATCTTTATCATCCCATGACCAGAACCGAATCTACTTTGTAAATCTTGTGCTGTAATTCCCCTCACATCCAGTTCTTTTCCAGAACCTCTATCCAACACAAATTGATTATTTACAAATCTCACTGCCGCGTTGACACCATCAATTTTTACAGATGCCGGAGCAGTTTTAATATGCTTAGTAATTTTGTTGAATACCTCTATCAATTCTTTTCCAGTTGCCACCAATTCATACGGATGCTTTATATGTCCTCCAGCACCACCTTCTGACAACACCGATTCAGTGAGAGGTAACTTCAATGTCTCTCTGGCATCACTAAGTTTATCATGTTTATTGGGGTCATCTTTAAGAGCTGTCAGTATCGACTCCACAGTAGAAAGACTTTTACCTGTGGCATGCTTTCCTAACAAAACTTTGGCAACATAATCAGGATCTTTTCCATTATTCACAGTATTCCTTGTAGCAGAGTCTATCAGTCCATTGAGAAAACTCCACCTATATCCTAAAAATTTTGCTATACTTGATAGTACAATTGATCTTTCTCTTCCCTTATAAGCACTTCGTTCAGCGGTTGAAGAAAATTTCAAAAACTCTATATCTGAAGCAAACATAAAATCTGTTTGTACATATCCACTTCTAGGCTTACCATTAATAGGTGTTTTAAAATGAACACTTATTCCAGACTTCGAAATATATCCTTTTGGATTTAATTTATTTTTTACACACCAATCACTCAATATCTTAACAAGAGAGTCTTTATTAGATTTAGTAGAATCCACAGCCAAATCTATATCTCCAGAAGTTTCTTTTCTTCCTGTACTCCCAAGAGTATTATCAACAAGAGGTAGTTTGGTTATAGATTCTAACCACTTAATCGTGGGAACGATATCCGACCTATTAATTCTTTGAACCGGCTCTCCAGTCTTAAATACATTTCCGCCCTCTTTGAAAATTCTTTCATTCATTGGTTTTAATAATGATTTTATCCAATGATTAGATGTATAAAATTTATGCAACCATTCCGCATATCGATCATCTTTCATATCAATAACTTGTTCTGGTTTCATTTTTGATGATATACCTTTATCAACTAAATCAAGTTCCACTCTTCCAGTAAATACATCCCCTATTTTCTTAATTTTTATTGCAATGTTAGAATCTTTGAATGTCAATAAAATTTCTGCATCATCAGTATTTCTAAAATAATCATGGGCAGCTTTATTATATTCCAATGATAAATCTATTATTGGATTTTTGTGTTGCTTTGTTTTCATATTAGAAACGGGGAGATGATATATTTCATTCAAAAGTAAATCTGATTTATTTCCATACATAGTAATTTCGACCAATGCATCCCACCACAATTTACTAAATGTTCCCTCTTGCACAATAGATCCTAACATCATTGTTACCAATTTATCTATCATACTTTTTGGAAGTTCTTTAGGTATAAATTCTCTGATTTTTTTAACATCTTTTCTTTGAAGTGCTACTCTTAGGTCAGAAGCTTTATACCCTCCAATTCGTTCAGTAGTTCTCACACTTACATTTTGTACTTTTCTACCTGAATACAACTCTGGTTTTTTAGAAAAATGCGCGTATCTCGAAATATCTTCTTTGCCAGAATAAACATTTATAACAAAATAATTACCAAGTTTATTAATTTCCCCAGCCAAAAGTTCAGATTCTCGTCTTGATGGTTTATTTTTATCATTAACATACCTTCCATTATTTAAAATATTTACAGATTCGTACACCACAACAACTGGAACCAACCCAGAAACATATTTTACATTTTTAAGAACTTGAGAATACATATCCCACACTTCTTTACTTGTAGCCGCAAAAAATCCTCTGTCGGCGTCCGCTGCTTTAGATTCAGACCCTATTACAAATACGTAATCATTCTCTGCAGCAGCCTTTTTAGCAAGTTCAAAATGACCAGCGTGCGGCGGTCTAAATGAACCTGGAAATAATCCTATTCGTGTGGTTCCTGATGGTATATCTTCTGTTAGTTCCACTGTTTTCATCCCATCCATTATTATTTTTTGTAGTTGCTTCCACAAATTAGAATTTCCGCCCTTCAATACTTCAAGCAGTGCAGCAGCCTCTTTTAGATACACCTTACCAAATTTTAAATCGTGCTTCAGTATATCTTCAGTATTATCTAACAAATCTGCCAATTTAATAGTCTTGGCATCGGAAGATGATCTAGCAGTGTGCTGTCTATCAGCTTCTTTTCGCTTTGCTCTGTTCCCATCTTCTGGGTTAGATATGTCTGTAAGCATTTCTACGAGAGATGCTACCTTGCTACCAAATTCTTTTTCTATATCTTCCAATTTAGCAGGAGTATCTTCTATTGTATCATGCATCCACGCCGCAGCAACCATTTCTTCTGTATGGGGAACTGTCTTAACTGTCTTAGCTACTCCAGCAAGGTGAACCTCATACAAATCTCCAGTATATTTGCGTTTGTGGTCTATGCTTCTGTGCCACTTTATAGCAAATTCCTTAGCTTTTTGTTCTAAATTGGTATTTTCCATATATATAAATATAAAAGTTAATGTTTATTCTTTGTCAGTTTCTACCTGAATACGGTTTTTATTAGCCCATTTATCATGTCTTATTCCAGTTACCTGCCATGATATTTCTGACCCCGGACTTCCTCCTGCAATCTTAAATTGATTCTTTATAATTTTATCTGATATATAAACTGGTTCAAAAGAACCAATGGAAGTTAACTGATATCTGAAATCCATGTTTAAAGCTTCAAAATAATCTGGCAATGTTACCACAGCTGACCCATCACCATTTAATATTACATTTCCATTATAGATGTTCATCATATCTGGCGACTCTACAAATGAATGATGAAGGTATTTATTTTTAGGGTCAAGCGGATGGTCTATCTTAAATGAACCTCCTCCTTTTGTAAGCGTACCTGGTATATTAAATACGTCAGTGCCTGGAGTATATTCCCACCCTACATTTGAAGTGGGGGTAAAAGTATTTCCTTTTGTAACAGTGTCACCATATAACAATCTAAACGCATCAGTACTTTTAACTAATAAAAAATTAGAACCTCCATCACTGCTCCTGAAGTCGGTTCCATCCCAGTAACAATCATATAGAATTCCTATATTATCATTTGAATAATTCCAAAATGCAAGTATGGGATAATCGTCTGTGGCAGTAGTGAACTGCATATGTGGGCCGTTTACACTTGCATTAGGCCCTTCTACTGCTATCATTGCGACTCCGACTCCA